CGAAGGAAGGTGCCGTTGTTCTCGAGCGTCGGCTTTTCCACGCTCATGTCGATCTCGCGGAAATTGGACCAAGCGGCGGGATTGTAATCTGCGTCGTTGTAGCGGAGCTGGAGGACACTCCCCGGCGTCCGATCGCCGATCATCTCGAGGATGTTGAGCTGCTTCCGGCGGCGAGTCTCCCCGTCGAAGTTCGGGGTGTAGATGTCTACGGTGATGTAGGCACCGTCGTCGGAGGTGTACGCGGAATTGAACAGGTACAGCTTGCCATTGGTCTGATGCTGGAGAACGCTGCCCGTATTGGCCAAATAGGTCGAGCTGACGATCGGCCAGTAATTCCCGTTCTCATCCGTCCACTGTGCCCACCGCTGTTCCTTGATGTCGTAGACCAGAGTGAGGTTGTCGTTCAGAAGGGTGAAGCCGTAGAACCGATGACCGGCGTACTTGAGGCCGAAGCTCCTCACGGCGGTAAGGTCGGCGTTGCTCAGCAACCGCTCCACCGGCGAGGTCGAAACGATCTGCGCTTTGAGTTGATCCACCATGATGATCTGGGCGGCCGCCGAGCGATTGGTCGCTATCCAGAACAGCGCCCCGTCAATCTCCTGCACGGAGTCTCCATTCGCGCAGCCGTAGTTGATCTTCGCGCCCTGGACCGGACCGAGGGGAGAGGCCGTGGGGTTGAGGGCGTCGTAGAAGATCTCAGTCGACCACTGGCCCATCGCGACGACGTAGACTAGCTGATGGGACAAGAACACGCCGCCGTCAGCTTCGATCTGTGCGGTGATCCGGTTGAGAATGTCGCTCCAGTCCGTCGGGTCGTTTAGAGTGGCGCAGCCACGAATGCTCGCGTTGGCGTCCATGACGTAGGTTGTGCCGTCCAGATATGCCCAGCCCTTGACGCAAGTCGTCGGGAAGTTGTCTACGCCGGCGGGGATCTGCACGATGCCGGCGCCTGCGTCGTAGTTGTACGAAGCGACGCCATTGCCGAACTGCATCCGGGGGGTGGCGCCTACGCACTGGGAGAAGCGATACATCCCGCCTGTCGTATCCAGGACGCCGACGAGGGCCACTCCATTCTTGTACATCGTCGCGCCGAAGATAGAGTAGATATCCCCCAGCCAGTTGAACACGCCGTAGCCCGAACCGACCTTTGTCGTGCCGGATTGCAGCAGCCCCGGCCGCTTATACACGAAGATCTTCTGCTGCGCCTGATCGACCTCGACATAGGCGTTCACCAGACGCGCGTCCTTGGCTGTGTCTGCGTCGCGATTCTCTGGCCCAACTACCAGCGGAAACCGCGGCGGCTGTGCGACAGTTTGAGCTTGCGGCATTACACAAACCTCCCAGACATGCCGTGGCCTTGCTGGCTGACTGCAAACCGAGTCGGCGCGTCCTCGACGTCCCAGTCCTCAAGCATCGTGCGGTAGGCAAGGGCGCGCTGCTGGCAGCGGTCCATAATGGTCTGAGGCTGCCCGGTCGCCAGCTCGTCGGCGAGGCCCCACCGGAGGGCAATGCGCCACTCGAGGGGAAAGTTCATCGTCTCAGTGAGGTTGATGAAGTTGGTGACCTGGGTTTGGAGGACAAGATGGCCGGTGCCCGTAGCAGCGGTTGTGTCCGGGGCGGGCCAGAACAGAACGCTGAGCTGCGTTGCCTGTTTGTTGACGAAGTAGCTGTTCACACTCCCAGACTGGCTGACCGTGCTCAAGCGAACGTAGTCAGCCCACGCGAGGGGAGTGAGGGGCCGGCGAACTCCATTCGCGTCTGCGTAGTACGCCTCCACTACCCGCAGCGGCTTTGTCATATCCACCGTCCCGCCTGGGCCCAGTGTATACGTGGCCGTCCCCGCAACCAGCGTGATGCTCGTATCCACGTTCAACCACAGCTTTAACCCCTGCGTCTGCCAAAGGTTGATCAGGTCAGTCAGCTTCCGCATCCCCATAACGATCTGCTCACCGTTGACAGTCTGCCCGACGCCGATCAGACCGGCGTCGAAGTAGGCGTCCTGGATGATGCTAAGAGGGTTGTTGTTGGAAGGGGAGGTCATGGGGGTTTCCTATGTGCACCGGCAGGGGATGGGATCACAGCGTAAGGACAACGCCAGCGTTGATGGTTCCGTTATTCGCCGAATTGACAGCGTCTGGTAGAGCTGTTCCTCCAGCGTTGTCAGCGTTCCACCATGCCGCCCGACTGCTCGTAACATCGGCAACCGCAGTGCTGCCCAACATGGCCCGCTCATAACGTGCTCGGGCCTCATCCACGGTCAATGCAGCGTTGTAAATCGCCACCTCGCGAACCAGCAGCTTCGTGTTTCGCACATATGACGCACCACTCATTCGACAGCCGATCACAGTCCGATGGCCGGCGACTGAATCAATTTGCGGCGTGGCGTTTCTCCGCCACTTCACGACTTTTCCATCTACCTGCAAAAAGCTGACCCCTCCCGCGCCGTTGATGGATGCAATAACGTGCTGTATTTGCCCGAACTTGGCAATGATCCCCGTGCGCCAGTTGTTTGTATCCAGCGGCGTTGACATACCCATCAGGTTGTGAGACTGCGGACACCATTGCACGTTGGACCAACCAAGCGCACCATCATTGATGGCACCAAGCAGTAAAGACCATGAGTAGCCATTTACATTCCCGTAAGCGCCCGGCCCGCGCGATATCACGATGCCGTCGACAATTGCAGCGGCTGTCGGGTTAAAAAACTGCGCCCCACACCACTCGTATGTGATGTCCCCGTCGATCAGCAAGGTAGCGTCGGACACGCCGCAATCAATGTAGGACGCCAGCCCGTTTGCAGGCAGGTACACGGCCTGCTTGTTTTTAATGCGTATTGCCGGGGCGGTAACGTAGTTTTCAAATGTGGTCTTTTCTTCCCACACGAGGGCGCTATACGACAGTCCGGACGCGTTAAGAACCGTCGCGCTCGATCCAATCACGAGGTCCCCGCCGCTTATGGTCATTTCGTTCGCCATCAGGGCAGCGCCAGCAGTGACCGGGCCGGCTTTGCCTGCCATGCTCGACGTAACGAGGCGCGAAGACCCCCCGGCGTTGGGGTTTTGCACCAAAGCCGCCACTGGAGCCAATGTGCCAGTCGGAATGATGCGTCCAGCAGCGCCATCACCCGTCCAACTTACAACCCGGCAGTTCGCGGAGGCAAACAGAAACAACCCTTCAATCCCCTCCCCAAGACCGCCCGCGCTGTCATACTGGTTAACCCTCGTTTCTGCCGTCAGCGTCACTTGCCCGGAGGAAAATGCTATGCAATCCGTAGCTGCAGTACCCTGCGCAAAGACGGTGTTGCTTCCAAATTTCAGGACAGCTTCAAGATTTGAGTCGCGCTTGACAATGGCCGCTATCGGTGTCTTTGCCACCGACAAAGGTATTACCCGGTTCACAGCCTGATCCCCGCACCATGACTGCAAATCGTAGTCAGATGCCCCGTCATCACCAATTGCTATGTAGTGCGTGACCACGCCAGAGGTGTTCCAGAGCGTCGATGAGCCAACGACAAACCCACTATCTGTGGCAAGCACCCCACTGATGTAAGACGACACCTGCCCCAGGCTGTTGCTGCGATTGCACCACATATCTGGAGTCCAGAAGGCCATAGCAACCGTCGTGTCTGCCTTTGCAATGATGACACGCGGGCGAAACCCGATATTTACGGATACTCGCGCACCATTACCTGTAAATGATCCGGCCTTAAATAGCATCTTGCACCTCAAGCTCAAATGTTGCGGTGCCGGTGAACGCGGCCCACACCCCGTTGATGGCCTGCACCGGGGCAGGAAATATAGCGGCATCGCCTGCGCTCATCGTTTGACTGAACAGCACAGTGCCAGCAGCGATTGTTGCGTTGTCATACACCGTAAGCGCAATTGCTGATCCCGCCACGCATTTGACGGACATAAGGCCGCACGACTTGCCGACAACCCCTTGAGATGCCGTTATCGAAACTAGGGCCGGTGGGTATTCGTAGTCACTGGTGGGACCAAGGTAGAAACTTGTCCCATCCCCTGACACCAGGGATGTGCCGTCGGCGGAAAGCTCAACAGGATTTGCTGGAAGTGAAAACCCGCTCATTTAGCCCACCTGCCGAAGGTCAAGGTCAGCGAAGCCGCTGGTGTAAGAGGTAATGGCGAGGCGGCAGGCGGTCGGCGGGACGACGTAGTTGCCGTCTTTTGACGCGGTTTGCGCGGACATTCCACTTGTCTCCGACACCC